CGAGGAATGGAGGATGTACTTACGGCGCGAGATCGAGCGGCTGCTGATCCTAGCGGACACGCGGACGATGGAGATGACGCTGGAATTTCTGCGCGCAGCGTAAAGAAAAACAAAAAAGCAAAGAAAGAGGAGCAGGAAATCAATCCTGCTCCTCTTTCGTGTTTTCCGCGGTGATCTGCCGGGCAAAGTCCTCGATGTCGGCCCAGCGCTCTTCCGGAAGCCGGGCCAGCGCCAACAGGAACCGCCGCCGGAAATTGTCGTCCTCGCCCTGCATGACGTCGCCGACAAAGCGCATGATCTCCTTGTCGCGCGAGATCTGGACGAACATCTCACCCTCGCCGGTGCGCAGCCACGTTTCATTGACGTTGAATTCGCGGCAGATTAAGGCGGCTGCGGTATCGGATGCGTTGCGGCCAATTTCATAATTGGCAATCGCGCCGCGTTTCACGCCGATCCTGTCCGCGAATTCTTGCTGTGTCAAGCCAAGCGCTTGCCGCAGCTCTTTTATTCTGTTTCCCATGCATTTACCTCCTTGTGAATCAAGGATAGCACAGACGTTGCTATCCGTCAACGAAAAAATGCAAAATAACACAAAAAGTCTTGACAAATGTGTCTGCATTGATTATTATTTCAATAGAAACGCAAATCAATGCAACGCACCGTTGGAAGGAGGTGGACAAAATGCTGACGAATAACGAGCAGAAGACGCTGGAGCGGCTGGGCCGCATGATGCAGAACATGAACGACATGCAGAAGGCGCAGCTGTGTGCCTTTACGGAAGGCTTGGCGATGGCGCTGGAGCGAAAAGGCGCGTGAGGCGGCTTTATTTGCCGTCTCCGCCCTTCTTTCCATTGCCGGAATGCCCGTCTGCTCGACAGTGGAACCAGAATGGAACCAATCTGGAACCAGAATGGAACCACAGTATAGAGTAGAAGAGGTTTAGTAAAGGCTTAGGAAAGACAAGAAGAGGTTTAGTTAAGGCTAGGTGGTTGCGCGCGGGCGCGAGCGCCGCGGCGCACATCCCAAGAAACGAATTTTCGACAAAGGAGAATCCTCATGGAGAAAGAACGCACCGTCACAACAAACGAAGCGGATGCCGCCATCGAGGCGGAGATCGCGCATCTGAGAGCGGACGAGTATGTCCGGCTCGCTAAGCGCTACGAGTACGCGCGTACCCGCCGCAAGCAGTATCTGTATCAGCTCCGATACTTCCAGAAGAAAGGCCGTGAGCTTGCCGCCCTCGGCGTAACGATGGAAAACCTCGATGAGATGCTGTGTAGCTCGGAGGAGGCGTGACCCATGCCGAAATTGAGAAAACGCGCCAGCCGCTACGATCAACTGCAGGTGCTGCTTTATGGGCAGCTCCGGATGCACGGCACGAAGCCGGAGGATCTGCTCGGCTGCTGCCGCGAGACGGCGGCGAAGCGCCTGCGGGACATCGACCGCATGCCGGTCGGCGACCTGCTCGCGCTCGGGCGAGGGCTTGACATTCCGATCGCCGACCTCCGCGCGGCGATCAGGTATCAGTAAACGAGAGAAAGGGGAAACAACATGAACGAAATCACAGTCACGTCGCAGCAGCAGCTTGACAATCTGCCGCACGACTGTCATGGAATAATCTACATCAAGTTCGGCACGCCGTATGATAAGGCTATCGTAAGGCGGAAATATGATTTTGCCTCCGTCGTGGCGCGGGGGAACAGCTACGTCGTGGCGTGGGGGAACAGCTCCGTCGAGGCGTTGGAGAACAGCTCCGTCGAGGCGTGGGGGAACAGCTCCGTCGTGGCGTTGGAGAACAGCTACGTCGTGGCGCGGGAGAACAGCTACGTCGTGGCGTGGGGGAACAGCTCCGTCGTGGCGTGGGAGAACAGCTCCGTCGAGGCGTTGGAGAACAGCTACGTCGTGGCGTGGGGGAACAGCTCCGTCGTGGCGTGGGGGAACAGCTCCGTCGTGGCGTGGGAGAACAGCTCCGTCGTGGCGCGGGGGAACAGCTACGTCGTGGCGTGGGGGAACAGCTCCGTCGTGGCGTTGGAGAACAGCTCCGTCGAGGCGTGGGGGAACAGCTCCGTCGTGGCGTTGGAGAACAGCTACGTCGTGGCGCGGGAGAACAGCTACGTCGTGGCGCGGGGGAACAGCCAAATCAATCAAAAGAGCGATGCATCTAAAATTAACGCATCCAGTAATGCGCGCGTTGTGCACGACCCGCACACCATTGACGAATATGTCGATTTTTACGGCATTGAGAACAGCAACGGCAAAGCGAAACTGTTTAAAGCGGTGCGGAAGCACGACGGTGTGTACCGCTCGAACTGGGATGCAGATTTTGTGTATACAATCGGGGAATCAGTTGCGGCAGACGGCTTTTGCGCTGACCCTAACGAAGATTGCGGGCGCGGTATCCATATGGCCTATCTCGACTGGTGTCTGGCATACGGAAACTGCTGGACTGATCTCGCAATCCTCGAAGTCGAAGCGGACATGAGCACAGTTGTTGTGCCGAAATGCGGCTCCGGCAAAGTTCGCGCCCCGTCTTGCAAAGTGATTCGGGAGGTTCCGCTGGAAGAATGCGGCTTGTACGGAAAGGCGCTGGCCAAGCGCAGAAACGGAGGGGCAGCATGAAAGTGTTCGGGGACCCGAAGGTGAAAGCAAAGGCGCGCCGCTATATCGTCTGGGGCATCGAGGACGGCATCGTCTGTGCGAGCTTCCTAGGCGGCATTGCGCTGGCCGGGTGGGTGTTCCACGTGGTCTTCACGGCACTGGGGGTGGCATGATGACGGAAGAACAGCGCCGTATGCATAACGCATACGCTCGGGCGTACTACGCGCAGCACCGAGACCGCATCCTACAAAACAAGCGCGATAACCGCGAAGCGCGCAACGCATATATGCGCAAATACCGCGCGGCGAACTACGAAAAGCTGGCTGCGTACTACAGCAACAGACGGCGCAAAAAATCGCGTGACACCGCTTTCGGCGCGTTTTTGCTGGAAAACGGTATCACGCAGACGGCAGCGGCAAAAATGCTCGGCGTGTCTGTATCAACGGCAAACTGCTGGGCGAACGGAATCACGACCGCGAACGAAGATAAGATCCGCGCAGTGTGGCCGGAGTATGGGGGTGCGGAATGCCGAAACTGACGATCGAACCGCCGGTTGATCCCCCAGCCTACACCTGCCCGCGCTGCCCGGTGTGCGATGCGGAGACGGACAAGCTGCTACGTGACCGATGGGGAAACATTGTCGGCTGCCCGGAATGTGTGAAGGAGGTAGACGCATGGACATTGTAAGTGACACCTACATTCACGGCGGCATCCCGCAAAGCCGCTATTGCAGCAGTTGTGCACACTATCAGGCACTTTCCGGCAGCAGCATCGACAGCAACTGCGGCGGCAGTGCGCGCGTCTGCCTGTACATCCTCGACACCGGCCATCGGCGTGGATGCTTGCCCGGCCCCGGCTGTGATAAGCACATTACATTCGCGCAGTGGCGCGAGAGCGAGCGCGGCCGCGCCGTCCTGCGGAAGAAGCGCAGCCAGAGCCGCCCCAGAAAACGGAGGGAAGCACCATGACGACTGACCGCGCAACGCTGCATTACATCCTCTCCAGGGCACGCATCTACTTTGCCGGCGAGCACATTGCCTGTGATTACTGCCCGTGTCTGGAAACATACAGCCGCAAGCAGTGCCGCCTCACCGGCGAGTATCTGCTCGACACACGAACCATCGGGTACAACTGCCCGCTGGAGTTTGAGCCGGAAGGAGATGAAACAACATGAACAAATTCCGTTGCCTGCGCGCGGACGAGATCGAGTGCCGTGTGCAGCAGGTCAAGGATAACGGTCTTGTCCTCCTGCTCTACAAAGATGCGCGCTGCGACATGACCATCCTGGACGAGACGGTCGGCGCGATGAACTGGCAGCGTGAGCACCGGCGCGATAACGCCAACTGCGTCGTGTCTATCTGGGACAGCGAAAAAGGGCAGTGGATCAGCAAGGAGGACACCGGCACGGAATCCAACACGGAGGCGGAAAAGGGCCTTGCGTCCGACAGCTTCAAGCGAGCGTGCGTCAACTGGGGCATCGGCCGCGAGCTGTACACTGCACCGTTTATCTGGATACCGGCAGGGAACTACACTGCCAACGGCCGCAAGTGCTATGACAAATTCGCAGTCGAGAAGATCGAGTACGTGAAAAATGACGACGGCTCCGACCGTCACGAAATCCTGAATCTATCCATCCGAAACACGACCATGAACAAGCGCGTGTTTGTCCACATCGGCAGCACCGCAAAGAAAGGAAGTAAATAACATGATTATTCGCACAAGAACCGGCGACTGCATCGTTGCCGGGAGACTTTCCCGTGACGCAGAGTTTTCCAACGTCGGCTCGAAAAACACGCCGCTGACGAAGTTTAGCATTCCTGCCCGAGACACCGTGCAGCCGGACGGCAGCAAGCAGACCGAATGGATCAACTGTGAGGTGTGGTATGAGGCCGCCATGAATGCCGCGCAGCTCAAAAAGGGTGATTCTGTCATCGTATGTGGGCAGCTCTCCACGCGCAGCTATACCACCCGCGACGGGGAGGAACGCAGCGAGGAGCGCCTGCGTGCAGACGCCTTTGTCAAAGCGTCCGTGCCGGTCTCTTCTGCCAGCGTGGAGCAGCTTGCCTCCGCCTATCCCGGCGTCGTGCGCGGCGTCGGAGTTGTCGCGGACGACTTCACGAATGAGCCGAAGTTTGAGGAACTGCCGGAGGATGAATCCGACCTTCCGTTTTGATCGGAGGCCGCCATGGCAGAAAAGCGAATGTTCGCGCGCTCGCTCATCGACAGTGACGCGTTTCTGGAGATGCCGCTCTCCGCGCAGGCGCTGTATTTCCACCTCAACATGCGCGCGGATGACGACGGGTTCATCAACAACCCGAAGCGCATCACGGACTATGTCGGCGCGGCGGCTGACGATCTGAAGCTGCTCCTTGCAAAGCGCTTTATCATCGTCTTTGATTCCGGCGTCATTGTCATCCGGCACTGGCGCATGCACAACACGCTCAAAAGTGACCGATACCATCCGACGAACTATCAGGAAGAGTTTGCAACACTCTGCCTAGAGGAAAACAAGGCATACTCCGAGCGACCGCAGACGACACCTGCCGCAGAACCGGCCAGAGTGGAAAAGCCAGCAGCGCGCCCGGCGCAAAAAGCCGCCGCAAAGCCTCCGGAAAAGAAACCCTATGGAGAAATGCACAACGTCATGCTCGCGGATGACGAGCTGGAAAAGCTCCAGCGAGATTACCCGAACGACTACGAAACATATGTCGAGCGCCTGTCCCTGTACATCACCAGCAAAGGCGCGCGGTACAAATCCCACTACGCCGTCATCCGGCAGTGGCTTGCAAAAGACGGCGTGAAGGCAGAGAACGAGAAGCGCGCGCCGGTCTCCGGTAAGGACGACCTGGACAAAGTGGAGCGAATGCTCGCTGCCATGAAGGGGGGTGCGCAGGATGCCTACCATGTTAGCCCTTGACCCCGGCAACCGGGAAACCGGCTGGTGCATCGTCGATACGATCACCCGCGCACCGGTGCAGGGGGGAAAGGACGAGAACACACTCGTCTCCGTCATTGTGACCTGCGGCGCGTTCACCGTTGCCGCGATTGAGATCATCGAATCTTACGGCATGGCGGTCGGGCGCGACGTGTTTGAGACGTGCGAGTGGATCGGACGCTATAAGCAGCTACTCGACGACCGCGGCGTACCGTACCACATCGTCACGCGCAAAGAGGAAAAGCTCAATATCTGCGGCAGCTCTCGCGCGAACGATACCACGATCCGCCACGCGCTGATTGACCGCTTCGCGTCGCACGACTTCCGCAGCGGCAAGGGCACGAAAGCAAATCCAGACTTTTTCTACGGCTTCCGCGCCGATCAGTGGAGCGCGTATGCCGTTGCAACGACCGCCCTCGACAGGGAAGAAAAGGAGATACTTATATGAAAACTTATATGACGATCAACCAAACAGTAAGAGAGACGGGTTTCTCTGAGGGTATGCTCCGCGCTCGACTCAAGCGCAACAAGCTACCCGGCTTCTATGCCGGATCCCGCTATTACATCAATGTCCCGCTCTTGATGGAGATGCTCGACGCGGAATGCCGGTTGAACGCATCCCTCGACCGGGCGGAAGAGGAGGGCGACTATGAGCGTCTATGTCAACTTTGACCACTTGATTGACTATCTCAGGTGCGTTCGCAAGAACAGGGGAGTCAATATTTCGCCATACATGGACAACGCTTTGCTTAATGTTCAGCAACTTTTGGAAATCGATGTGCACAACCCGATACTGTTTGATTATGTCGAAATCGGTGGCTGTGATGGTTGTTCGTGGAAGGGCTTACGGCATCAGAGGTGTTCGTGTTGCCGTAGAAATAGATTTTTGAAGGACGGATACACCAAGAAGGAGGGCTGACAATGGCTGAATACCTAGAGCGGGGAGCACTGAGGGGGCGAAGCGGCGATGTATTCCCTTGAGTACAAATTGCTATACACCCCCCGCGAGGAGCTGACTAAAAACCGCACGTTCCAAAGCTACCGGTGGAAGCAGTACGCTGTGTGTGAGGAGCGCGGGCCACTGGAACAAATTAGGGACGCGCAGAAAAGGACGAAGGAGTGGAGAATTATCCCACTTGCCGGAAGCGTGGAACAGGAGGGCTGACAATGGCTGAATACATCGAGCGTGAAGCGGCGATGCTGCTGCCCGAACTGCCAAAGGAGTATAGGCACTATCAAACAGACAACCTTGATGATGCATATGAACAAGGGTGGGATGATGCGCTTTGCTGCCTTGAACATATCCCCGCCGCCGACGTTGCGCCGGTGGTGCATGGAGATTGGCTTCTAAGGCACATCGGGGTAGGACATTACTGGGAGTGTTCAATCTGTCACACAAACCCGTGCATTTATATAACAGAACACACGAAGTTCTGCCCAAACTGCGGCGCTAGAATGGACGGTGATAGCAATGCCAAAGCGGATTAACCCGCGCCGGAGACCGGCGACGATGGCAGACGTGCAGCGCGCGAAGGACACGGCGACGGCAGATGCCTGCCGCGTGACACTGGCCATCTTTTTCACGGCCCTGCTGGACAAAGAGGGCATGGACGCGGAGCAGCTCCAGCGCATCTGGCGCGAGGTCGAGGCGCTGAGCGAGAGCGTGCGCGACGGATATGTCTCCGCGCCAGACCTGATCCGCGTGCTGCGCGATGAGTACGAGATCGACATTGTAGGAGGGTAAAGCCATGCGTAGAAAACCGCTCGCGCCGCTTACGCCGGAACAGCAGCAGCTCGCAGCGGACAACGAGCGTCTGATCTATCTGGCGATCCGTCGCTACGCACCGAACGAGGACGCCGATGAGCTGTATGGGTACGCTGCCGAGGGCTTGCTCAGAGCCGCGAGTACATACGATCCAACGCGCGGAAAGTTTTCTACGCACGCGATGTGGTGCATGCGCGGCGCGGTCGTCTTCAATCAGCGCTGCGCGAAACGGAAGAAGCGTTCAGGAAAACTGGTACTGCACATGGATGACGTTGACGCGGTTGACCCGAACGAAGAATATAACGCGGAAATGTGCGGTGTCGCGCCGCTGAAAGACAGGCCGTGCCTGTCGCTGGACGAAACCGGCGCGGATGTTGAACGCTTTCTGCGGTCACTTCCTGCGCGCGATCGTGAACTCGTTCGTATGCGCATTGGCGGCGACACGCTCAAAGAAATTGGAGACACATTTGGAATCACAATTCAGGCAGCCAGCGCGCACATGAAGCGCATAGCAAATAAGTGGGAAGCATTTGAACTCTATGGGACACAAGAAAGGAAAAGATAACAATGAACGAAAACGCAATGTGGGAAGGCGTGCGTAACGACGCGCGCAACGAGCTACGCCTCAGCATCCTGACGGATGCGATCTTCAACGCCGCCCGGCTGAACTACAGCGGTGAAAAGCTCGCCTTTGACGACGACGAGCTTGGTACCGTGCTCCGGGCAATGTACCCGGATGACTACAACAGCGTTCTCGCAAATCTGCAAGCGCCCAAGGCTGGCACTGCAAAGGACGGTGATGCATTTTGACCCGTTCCGAAATTCTGAAAGCTGCAGAGCGCTGCGTCTGCACCGACCGAAATCAGCAGTACGGTGAGCCGGAGGATAACTTCCGCACGATCTCCATGCTTTGGAGCGTTTACCTCCTCGCGCGCGGCATGGAGCATCCGCTCAGTGCAGCCGACGTCGGCGCAATGATGGCGCTGTTCAAGCTCGGCCGCATCGCTACCGGAGGCGATAAAGCGGATAACTTCATCGACTTGGCCGGATATGCCGCCTGCGCGGGGGAAATCTCAACGGAGAGCGGACGCACATCAAAAGACGTAAAAGTTAGCGCAGGGAACAAAGACAGCGCAGAACGCGAAAAAACGGCATTTCCAGCGAGCAGGGTTGTCCGCATGACGCGCAGCGCTGACGGAGCATACCTCGTCAAAACCGGCTGTGCTATCCGGGAAGCGCCGGACTTACGCGCAGCGCTCGACATGATCCAGCAGTACGAAAACGAAAGCACATAAAGCAAAGCAGCGCACGAAACCGTGCGCTGCTTCTTTCTTTACCCGAACAGTTTCCAGAGCTGGTTGAACTGCGCGGCCGTGTAGCCGTTTTGCAAAGCCCACACCTGCAAGTCGGCTTTCTTGTATTTGTTCTTTCCGTCCTCCGTCTTTGCGGTCTTTGCCTGATAGAAGTCTGCGATCTGCTGCAGCGAGTAGCCGCCCTCGTAGGCGGTCTCCACCTTTGCCTGCGTGTTTTCCGTGAGCTTCTGTGGCATGACATTGAGCGCGAGCCGGTCACTGCCGCCGCGTTTGCCGACGACCGTCTTGATGATTGCCTGCATCACGTCGCCGTTGCGGTCTCTCGCATCGGCCGGAAGCGTGTCTTTTGCGGTTCCGAGCTTGGCGCGGTATACGGCGTTGTCTGCCACGCTGCCGCTGCTCTTCGTCGTCCAAGCCGGGGTGTCGCCGCCGTCGAGCTTCGCCTTCTTCTTGCCGGCCGCCGTTGCGACTTCCAGCAGGTTTTGAATTGCGGCCGCTTTCTCCGCGTCGCTCGACTGCTTGTATACCGAACTCCGAATGACTTTCTGGATGTTGTCATAGGCCGTCTGACCGTATGCCATCTGGTACTGCCGCCTCTCGACCTGATCCAGCGACACTTTTTCGCCGTCTCTGTTTCCGCTGTTTGGCGCTTTCTTCTCCGGATATTTTATGTCGATGTTCTCGCCGAGCCGGTACAGCTCTTGGTTCACGGCGCTCGTCCGGTACTTCGTCACGCTGCCGGGATTCAGTGTCGCGTTCAGGAAGTTTTCCGCCGCCGTGCCGGTGTATTTCTTCTCCCGCCCCCAGTTGTCCAGCGCAGCCGGAAGCGTTTCCCGAAGCCCAGGAATCTTGCTCTTCATCGCGTTCAGGCTGTTTTCCCACACGGTGTCGCCGTTGTAGGTGTCGCGCACCGTACCGTCAACCCCCTGCGCCACGCCGGACACGACGTTTGGCACAAAACTTGTTGTCTGAGAAGCACCGTAGCGCAGGGCGGCTTCCGCAACCTTCCCGCCCGTGGTATCTGCCTTGGAGTATTTATAGCCGTTCGCAATTTCCTGAAACTGCGACATAGCGGGCAGATCCATCACGCTCTGAAAAGCAGATTCCAGATTGCCGCCAGCAACATTTGTAAACGTCAGGCCCTCGTCCTTGTAGCAGTCCGCCAGCAGCGCGCCATAGGTCATCTGCGCGTTGATCGGGTCGAGGAAGCCGTTAGATACCAGGTCGTCACCGTCGCGCCACTCCGTGCTTTCTCCGGCAATCCACCGGTTGAGTGCACTAAGGTTGAGCTGTGTGCCGTTGACGCCCTCGGACTTTTCAAGCGCTTCCTTGTCCTTGTCGTCGTCCCCGGCGACGTTCATCACGCCAGCCCCGGCCAGCACCGAAAAGAGCGCGATGCCCATCGTACCGTTGAACGCGCGGCCGAAATCCGTCACAGCCTTCGCCTGTTCGGCTGCGGTCAGCGTCCCGGCCTTTGCCTTGTTCAAGACTTTGACGACCTCCACACCGGCTTTTATAAACCCGGCAGGGGAGTATTGAATCGCTGCGCTCGCAATGTTTCCGGGCACGTTCGTGAACGGGAGCATAATGTCGCCGAGACCGATGCTGCCGCCCTGCTTGTCCTTGATGCTGAGCTTGTTCAGTGCATTGCGCATTCCGCCCATGACACCGGACAGCTTGCCTTCGTTCTGGAACGTGCGTTCCCTTGCGATTTCCTCCGCGCGGCCGTCAAGCGCGCCTTTTGCCACCTTGCCCTTAGCTTCCAGCGCGTCAATTCCGCGCTGCGCTTCCGCCTGAATGCCGCCTTTTTGCATCTGGTCAGACGTGACCATGGCATAGTTGCTGTATTTCTCCCACGTGGAGAGAAACCGTTCCAGAAAGTTTCCGGTCATCTTGAACGACCTGCTGCCGCCGGTTTCGTATTTGCCCTGCGCGTTGGAAACGCTTGCGTCAAGGCCAGTTTCAATGTACGACTTGAGCGCTGCTTCGCCCATGCCTTTTCGTTTCGCCTTGGAGAGATAGCTCTTATCCGCAGCTACGGAGCGTGTGCCGGTGTATTTCGACAGCAGCATGTCCAGCCCGACGCCGATGTTGTTTGACACGGCCTCTACCGGGTCATACACCATATTGCCGACAAGGTTTCTGGCAGCCGTCGCCGGTTTCGAGAGCATGGACAGATAACGATAGGTTTTGATCTGTTCGAGCGTAGACGGTTTTGCGTAGTCATACGCAATGCCGCGCACCTGGCTTTCGGCAACGTCACGCAGAAACGCTTCGCCGCCCGGCAGCTTCTTTGCCTGCTCAAGCGCCTTTTCCATTGTCCTGCCCATCTTGTTTGACCACAGACCATTTGTGCGCCGCTCCGTGCTCATGTCTTTGATGAGGTCAACCACGCCGTCCACGTCGCCTTTTTCGATGCTGCGCAGCTTCTCTGCGTGCTGGCTCACGCTATCGAGAATCTTTTTGCGCTGCTCGTCCGACATTTTGCGCGTGCGCTCGCTGTCGTTCAGCAGTTGGATCGCGGCCGCTTCCATTAGCGCCGGGTCAGACGCGAGCTGCCGACGCTGCCGCAGCGCCTGACCGGCTTCCGTGCCATGCGCATCCCACTCTTTCATGAGCTTTGCCACTTCGGCGTAGGCATCTTTGCTGCCGCTCTCGCGCGCTTTGGCTACTTCTTTTACGATGATCTTGTGTGCAAGCACCGTGTCGGTATCGTCCCAGTCCTGCTTTTCACCGAACAGGTCTGCCTTTTCGCCCTCGTAGTCCGATTCAAAGCGCTCCTGTGCCTTCGCGTTTACCTCTTCGTCATGGTTGACTTTGTGCGTCCGGTCTTCCGGTCTCAGCCCTTCCATCGCGCGCTCGTCATCGGTGAGCACACCGTCGGTCGAGCGCGTCTGTGTCCGCGCCTCGTTATAGCCAAACTCCGCGGATTTTGCACCCTGTCCTTCCGGCAGCGTGCCGCGCTGTCCGGCGTCCATCTCCGTCTCCTGCTGCTGCACGTCTGCAAAATTATCACTGTTTTGTGCATCAGCCGCGTTTTCAGCGCTTTCATCCACAATTTCTCCCGCTTTTTGTGGCTGTTCTTCACTCTTCGCGGCCTCTCCGGGGATGTTCTGCGTCAGCGCTGCGCGCTTGATCTGCGCTCGCTGGTCGGCCTTCGTTCCGGCCAGCGTTTCGCCGGTCTGGCGCTCAAACTCCGCGCGCAGACCCGCGTCTTTGATGATGCGCTCCGCCTCGCTGTTCGAGATAACGCCATTTTTCAGCAGTGCGCGCACAGTTGTCTGACTGTCTTCGGCCTGCGCAGTCTCGACAGGTGCGGCCTCTGCCTGCGCTTCTGCGGCGATATTTTCTGCCTCTGCCGGTTTCGCGCTCGCTTCTGCGTTTACGTTTGCGGCCGGTTCTCCGGCACGCAGAGCAGCATTTTTCTGCGCGTCTATGCCTTTTGCGATGCCCGCCGCCGTGCCGAATGTAGACAGCGCCGCGCCGATCATCGCGTCATACGCAGACTGCGCGAGCATTTCCTTCGCGCCTTCTGCCGTCGTGTAGTTCGCTTTTGCCGCCGCGCCCTTGTCGTAGATCGCGCGGATCGCCGGTGTCAGCAGGTCGCTCACAGCTTCCTCGGCGCCCTCGCCGACGGCGTTGGTCAGCGCGCGCACGATGCTGCGCCCCGTGTCTGTCTTTGCGAGCTTTTGTATCAGCTTTTCCGCCACGTCGTCCGCAGCGCCGCCTCCGAACAGCTTGCCGACGTCGAACATTTTCTCCGTTGCGATCTGCACGGCCGCCTGCGCCGCGCCGTAGATTACCTGCTCTCCGCCGCTTGCGCCGTCCATCATCGCCTCGCGTGCGCCGTTGCCGAAAGCCCGCACGCCCATGCTGGCAAGGCCCGCGCCGGGAATCAGCGCGTTGACCGCCATGTCCGCGCCGAGTTGCAGCCCGCCGGAGGCGATGTCCACCAGCGCGCCCGCTGCGGCGCTGCCGCCGAGATTGTCTTTCGCCGCTTCGCGCGCCTCCCACGCCGCCGTGTCTGCCGCCTCTGCTTTTGCGTACATGTTCGCTTGGTTGCGCTGCCGGGCAGCTTCCGCCGTGGCCTTGTCCGCTTCCGATACGGCATCGTCCGCGACCGTCACGCCCATGATCTGCGTGCCGCTGCGCTTACTCATCATCGCTCCGACGGCGCTTTCATAGGCGCTTTCTGCGCCTTTCACAGCGGATTTCACGATGTTTCCGCCCGCTTCCGCCGTCTTGCTCTCCTGCATATTGCTCTCGCGGTAATCATCCGAGATTGCCTGATTCGTCAGGGCAAGCGGCGTTGTCGTGTCCGCGCTGTAACCGGCGTCGCCGAAAGCGTTGAGCAGCTTCTCCCAGAAGCCGATGTTCTCTTTCTTCTTCTGCGGCACAGGTTCAGAAATTGGCTCGGTGACAGGTTTCTGCTTGGCAGCAGTGTCTTGCGTCGCCGCCTGGCCCCACGCCTTATCCATTTTGTATTTTGAACCGCCGTAAGCCTTCTTGCCGTACTCTCTGTCAATTTTCTCCCGGCTGCTCTTTGCGTACTGTTTCAGAAAGTCAGATGCCATTGTCAAGATACCTTTCCATAGCCGACCGTTCTATAAGTATAGGTGCCGTCTCCGTTGTCGACCTCTTTCACCTTCCCACCGTTCACAAGCGCTTCCAGCTCGCTCGGCGTCACACGACCGTAGCCGCGCACCAACGTCCACCCGGAGCCGTTCACATTCGTGATGGAACTGTTTTCGTGAATGCTCGAAAGGTCTTGCGTGCTGCTAGGCGCGGGATCCCGCACCGGAGTCGGCGTGTCACCGCCGCCTCCGCCGCCGGTCTTGTAGGTCGATGCCGTGTAGCTCGCCGGATATGCGCCCGTGCGCTCGTAATAGAGCTTCGGGTTCTGCGCGCCCCACACTTTCTGCATCGCGTCGATCTGATCCTGCGAATAGCCGAGCGCCGCATAACCGCTGAAATCGCCGTACTTGGCGAGCGTCGCGGCCTGCTGTTCGAGGCGGCTGCGCTCGTTTTCCGAAAGCGTCGTGTCTACACTAAGCTGCTTGACCGCCGTGTTGACGATGGAGTTATCCACACGCTGTGCCTCGGTATAGAGCGCCTTCGCGCGTTCCGCGTCGTTCTCGCTGATTGCCTGTGCGACCGCGTTCTGATACGCCGTCTTTACCTTCTGCCGCTGCGCCTCGAGGGCGGACATCGCGTCTGCCTCTGCGGACGATACTTTACCCATGGCGGAATTGCGGCTGTTCTGCTGCGAGAGTGCGAGCTGACTGCCAGCACCGGTATTGATGCCACTGCCCGCCATCTGTTCGTTCAGGTTCGCGCGGGAAATGTCCGCCTGCGTCGATACCTGCCGCCGCGCTTCGTTGTACGTCTGCGGGATCTTCGCGGCCTGTGTGTCATAGTCCGCCATGTTCTGGTCGTAGGCCGCTTTCAGCGCGTCGGTCTTTGCCTTTTGCTGCGCGTCGTAAATCTTGTTGATGTTGTCGCTCAGGTCACTTGCCGTCGGCAGAACCGTGTTGTTGCCGACCATCTTATAACCGCTTCCGTCCGCGCCGCCGCTGTAGCCGTACTTCTTGCGGATAAGCTCTGCCTGCTCGTGTGCCTCGTTCATTCCGCCCTGATTTCCGGCCTTCTGCGCGGCTTGCCACTGCTCACCGAGCGCGGCGATTTTCTGCTTGTCGGCGCTGTTCATGATTGCGTCATTGTATGCCATCGTGTCACCTCATCATTTGATAATCGCTGGATAGGGGATAGGGGACACCGCCGCGCCCGGCAGCGTCCCCCGTGTCGATTCTTATTTGTGTTCCAGCAGCTGCAGCCGCGTCTCGTGGTCGTTGATCGCGTCCTCGCTGCGCTCGATCTTGTCCCACATCTCGTTGTGTTCCTTGGCGTTCCCGGCGTCCATGCGGTCAATGCGCGCCGTCAGCGCAACGACTGCGTCCGTGTTTCGCTGGATGATGGTGCTCATGCGCCAGCACGCGCCGATCAGCGTCAGCACAAACGCCGCCGCAGAAATCAGGTTTGCAACGGTAACTGCCATCGTCAGCCCTCTTTCCTCGGTTCATCATAGCTCATAGCCCGTGCGCTGTCGCCGACACCCGCGGTCGTCGGGTCGACCACGATGCCGAGCAGGCACAGGATGTTGATGACCATGCTGATGATCGTCGTCACCTGATCCTGCGCCACACGCGGCACGACGCCGCACACGCCGAGAACCTGATACACCAGCGCCACCAGCGCCATGACGAGCGCGGTCAGCGTCGCCTTGTTCTGCAGTCTGAGTTTCCAGTTGATATTCATATGTAGTCCCTCCTTTACTTTCCGTCAACCATGCGCTGGCACACGATCATCGTGCGCAGCATGTCCATCGTCACGTCAAGGTTGCCGTGCTCATCGCCCTGCAGCGCGCCGCGATCAATCAGCTTCTGCGTTTCTTCCTGCGCCCATGTGGGCAGTTCTGCCACGGTGTTATATCTGGTTGCCATATCGTCGTCCTCCTCGACTGTAGTAGTGTTTTTCGGCGTCAGCATATCCTTAAACGCCGTCCACTGCGCCGGGTCATCCACCCACGGCATAGGGCAGTGCTTGCCCGTCACGTCGTAGTGCCGCAGCACGTGGTCGGTGTCGATGCCATAGCGCTGCATAATGTCTTTTGCCAAGGCCGCAGCGTTTGCCACGGTCTCCGGTTTGATGTAGTAGCTGCCGTCGGCGCGCTTGCGGCTGCACATCTCGATGCCGATGCTGTTGCCGTTGCGGCACTCGGGGTGCCAGTACGCCCGCGCGCCGCAGTGCCACGCCGTGTCGACCTCGCGCACGGACTGCATCGCGCCGTGCTCGTCCACAAAATAGTGAGCGCTTGCTTGCAGGCCACCCACGCGGTGGTAGTAGTCGCAGTTGTTGCGCGCGGTGTCGCCGTTGTTGGCCGTGTAGTGCATCACAATGTACTGCACTGGCTGCGTGCGCCCGGCGCGGTAATTGTCCGCGTTACAAGCAATGAATTCCATCAGCTCTCCTCCTCCCATCCGTACACGCCCGGCGCGTAGACGTTTGCGTCTGCCGTGCAAATGTAGTGCTTGCCGTTGTAGCTGACTTTGTCGCCCCGGTGATACGCATCGTGCGCGCCGGACGGCTGTACCCACTCCGGCCATTCGTCCACGCTGACGGCTGCCCACAATGCCGGGGTCGCGTCCGGGTTAAGGTCGCGCCAGCTCGCGCCGCCGGTGTAAGCGATAGATGCAGGCTCGGTCATCTCCACGCCGATGTGCGTGCCGTTGGCGGCACCGCCGCAGTGCCAGCCGCGCATTTCCCACGGCAGCGTCTGATACACCGTGCCGCCCGCGTCCAGAAACGCGTGCACGCACACGCTCTGCCCGCCCGGCTGGTACTGGTCAAAGTATCGCGCGAGCACGGCGGCGCTCGGCTGCGGTGTGCCGATGCTGTGCAGCATGATGCCCTGCGGGTACAGCGGCGCGCCGATCTGATAACATTTGTTGTTTGTGGCAAATGCCTCGATGATATTCATGTGTTGTTACCTCCTCACGTCTGTTGCAGCCTATATCGCCCGCTTTGCAGCGCAGCCTTGCCTCCGTCCTCCTGCTGCACCCACGCGCCATCCACTTTTTTGTACACCTTCGCTGCCTGCGCATACGCGCCGTCCCGCTTGACGTAGAGTGGGGCCGAGTCCGTTTCAATGTCCTCGTAGGTGACCTCAAGGTATACTTGGGTAATCCTATTCTGGAAATCATCATTTTTCGAGCTATTTTTGTTTCCGTTCAAAAATATATTGGCTCGAAAAAACGTTGTGCCCAATGAAAAATCGTTAACGACCAATTCGGTTGGGATGATTTCCTGCAAGGCACTATTGGTATAAGTGAATTCAGACGCGTTCCATTCACGCGCATAATCGGCATAAGACGACGTAAGCGTGCCACTTAAATAAGAACTGGCGGGTGATACCGCGCTAGCATCAATCGGCGCGCCATCAAATAAAATGCCCGGCCCCTCAAGCAAAATATATCCCGAAGTTCTGCGTGTGTCGGCGCTGGCACTAGAGGTCGTTTTTGCGATAAAGTGCATCTTAACGCGAAGTATCTTAACTGGTGTGTTCTTTTCCCACTTAAATACAACAGTGGCATTGTCCGTTCTGGACTTTGATGAGATCGCTTGAAAAATGTAACTTGCGTCGTTGTCGGCTGCTTCTTCGTTTATCAGCGAATAATAGCTGTCTCCGGCCGATTTACTTAAAGTGTATGCCGTAGTGCTTGGATAGTCACCAGTCGGCCTGAGAATTACTGTAGGCACGCAATCACCTCGTTCTTGAGCACGTCCTTTTGCAGCAGCCGACTGTCGACAGTTCCCGGTGTCTTTGCGGACTGCTTCGTACACAGCTGCCGGATGTAATCGCTTCTGTCCGCATAGCTGATCTGACAGGCAAAGACATAGACCCCGTTGATCCGGCGGTTCATCGACCCGAGAACTTTTTCATTGCCAACAAGGATATCGTTCCCGTCTACTCGAACACCATAGAGATACTTTGACATAATCCCTTTGATCTTGTCGAGCATATACGCCGTTCCCACGTCAATCGAATCCGGGATGATAACCGCGAGGCTGAGATCTTCCGGGCCGCTCACGATTGTGCCGCCGATGTAGTTCATGTCATACACACGCACGCCGAGTTTTTCGCAAAGCGCCCGATCAATCGGATCGCTGCCGTGCCAAACAAATACTTCATCAGCCGTCGGGATCCACAAGGACGGAGTTTTAGCAATAACTGCGGCCTCAACTCGGCTCTCGATGTTATCCATGGTCGTCTCATGGATCTCTATACCGCAGTGCTTGAGAAGGTACTCGCGCTTATCCTCGAAATAATCATTCAGGTCGGCATACCCGAAATCCGTTAAGTCGAGTACCGCGGGGCCGCCGGATAGCCGCAAAGAGAGATATTCTTTTTCCGCCCGTATTGCCGCTTCAATCATGCTCTCACCCCATATCCAGATAGATATCCCCGTCCGCGCCCAGACTTGCATCCGGCGCGCCAGACCCGGTATACACCGTCGCGAACGTCACTGTGCCCGTCACGGGGGAGCCGGTCTTGTCGTGCGCCGTCACGCCTGCAAGTAGCTTATCCGCCGCCACGCTGTCGCCGGTCAGATCAATGAGCACGCGCGCATTGTATACGATTTTATTGACTGCCATCCCGTCACCCGATCGTTACCGTCGTGCCGCCCGCGTCGTTCGCGGCTTCGACGTAGGGGATCGCTGCCACTGTCGCGCTTGACAAGTAGTCATACCCACTGTCCGGCTGCACGACCTGCTGCGTCGTCCCCGGTGTTGCGGTCTTGCTCTGCGCTTTGATCGCCGCGCCGGAATAACTGCCCTCCACGCCGAGGATCGTCACGCCGGACTTGATATTGCCCGCAATGAGCTTCGCCTGCTCGGTCGAACTGATGCCCACCTTGCCACCGCCGTTGTGATACCCAGCCGGGATCGTGTATTCGCCCGTTTTCGTGGCGATCGTGCCGGACACAGCGCCCCGGTTTGCCATCGTGCCAGTGCCCTTCGCGCCCTTGCGGTAATAGGTCTTGCCAAGCAACACGTCGCCATCCGCTGCATTGGCGTCACTCGTGTCGGCGTCATAGGTGCAAGTGCCCGTGATCTCCTCACCGTCCTTGCCATGCGCCGTAATGCCGGTCAGCAGCTTGTCCGCCACGACCGTGTCCTCGGTCAGGTCGATCAACACGTTGCCGCCATAAATAATTTTACTGTATGCCATAGTCAGCCTCCAACGATAAAAGTTACGCCGCCAGCGGCGTTTGGGATCTCCCGCGTCGGGATCATGTCGATGCGCACATCGTCGCGCATCGTCTTGCTGCGCGTTGGCAGCCTCTGCGCCGTGATCAGCGGCGTCACGTCATATGCGCCGTCGTAGTAGTCGGCATTGCCCTTTTCCACAACGACCGCCTCGCCCAAAGCCACGGCGAGCTTTTCCGGTTCTTTCACAGCGGCAGAGACCTTTCCGACCTCGTGCAGCCGCACCGTCATGATATTATCCATGCCGCTCCTCCTCTCTTATGCCGTCCGCTTCCACACGTAAACCGCAAGATACGGCGGCATGTTATTATGCGCTCCGTCGCCGCCAGCGCTGGACGTGTAGCTGCCAATCGCATAATACGTGCTGTCAGACGGGCCATCCGGGTAGTTGCCGGGCGCGGAGTGGTCAGCAGCTCCAGCATTAGGGAAGTACACCGCGTGGTTGTGGCTCGGCATCTCGCTTGTGGTAAGCGTGTGTGTCGCCTCTCCGCCGGTTGTGCCTGCTTTGTAGGTCGTGCCAGCAGCCAACAGAAATCTGTCCTTGATCTGTACCCACGTACCGCCGCCCGGTGTCCCACTGCCACAACGCTCCGCGCCCATCCGCAATTACGATTGTCATATGATGGCCTCCCTTTATTTGTACTTGCCGATGACGTGATAACTGATCCTAGGATTCTGCAACGTCGCGCCGGATGCTCTCACGCACTGATACGCCGGGGCATACGTCAGCCGCGTGCCGAGATCATTTTCACTGCTTGACGCAATCCAGAAGTTACCATTTTCCGTCATTGGCGCCGCACTGACGGACGGCTCAGCGACAAATGCAAACGGATATTTCCGCGCCGTTTTGTTAACGGCATACCCCATCCACGATGCGGTATACAGTGCGCCCCATGTCTGCGCTGTCATTTCCAACGACTCCGCGCCAAACACAGCCCACAGCTCCGCAATGCCGCTGTTCCATTTGCGCCACGTCCACACACCGGTCGTGCCCTGCTCGATGACGTAGTCCGCACCTCCGCCGCTTGCACCAATGTCGGCCAGCAGCTCCGCTGGCGTGCGATAGTACACCCAGCCAGACTCATCCAGCACGGCAATTTTACCGGGTGCGCGGCCGAGGTCGGTTGCTGCCGTCGTTTGCAGCCACGTGCCGGTAAAGTATTTGCCGGAGACATTGCCCGTAAAAGTCCCGCCGGACTTGTCCATCTTGCCGGACAGCGCCGCCTTGACGAGCTGGATCAGCTTTTTAATCGCTGCACTTCCGCTTGTCTGCATAAGTCAGCCCCCCGTCAGATGGAATTCCAGAGCGTCTGCACCTCGTCCGCAGTCAGCTCCGTCAGGTCGATGATGCCCGCAAGCACGTCCCACTTGTAGCTGCCGCTGCCAGCGTCCACGCACACGACGTTTGTGCCCGCGCCGTAGCTGTGTCCTGCACCCTCGACGAATGCCGCCGTCGTCGTGAAGGCATCGCTGACGTTGTACACCCAGCCCTTGTTTCCAGCCGCGGCCGTCGGCAGGGACGCGAACGCAATAGACCCCTTCGGCGTATACACACCAGTGAGCGCGCTGTTGATTGCGGATTTAACTTGCGCGGCCGTCTGCAAGCCGGAGACCTTGTTGTCCACATACGTTTTCGTGGTCGCGTCATTGCCATCGGTCGGAGCGCCGACAGAAAGTCTCGCATACGTTCCCGCCGCTTCTCCGGCAAGCGAGGCGCTGCTCCCGTCGTCGCAGGTAAGCGTGACCCCGTGCGAAAGGTCAGACGTATAAATGCCAAGATTCGTCGCGGAGAACGTGCCCGTGCGCAGGCTCCCGTCAACCACGAGGTTTCCGCCAACTGTGCCGCCCGTTTTATTCAACTTTTTGTCTAGCTCTGCTTTGATCGCCTTGTTCTGCACAGGGTTCGTGGACGTGCTGGAGACGGAGCTATCCACGGTCACGCCACCGGACGCGACCTTGCTGTCCACATAAGCCTTTGTGGCCGCGTCGTTGTCACCGGTCGGTGTGCCGACAGCGAACCGTGAATAGTGCGATTTTCCGTCGCTACTCAAGCTGGTAATTCTAGCTGCGTTATCTCCGGAACAGTCAATGAAGACAGACGCTTCCTCTGCGTCGTTGTTTAGCCCAAGCGACGGGGCAAGCAGAGCAAGTCCGGAATAAATATGCCCCTCAGCGTCTATGTCGCTTTTTACTTCAAGGCTATTACCGGCGTTAATGAGGCCGTCCACTTTCAAGCTACCGGTGATCGTTCCGCCGCTTTTGTCCAGCTTTTCATCCATCGCCGCCTTGACGGCCTTGTTCTGCACGGGGTTGGCAGACCCAGCGTCCAGCGCTGCATCCACGGTGGTCTTGGTCGCACCCGCCTCGATGCCGTCCAGCTTCGTCTTGTCCGTCGCCGACATCAGGCCCGCCGCGCTCGTCGTCGCGTTTGTCTTATCAGCCTTGTTGTTGAGCGCCGTTTTCACCAACTGCATCAGCTTGTTCAGGGCGTTCTGCCCTGCGTATTTCGTTGCCATAGTTCTCCCCCTAAGCGTTATTCCACATGTCCACGACCTCAAGGATCGTCAGCTCTTCATCCTCATCTACCGCGCCGACGTTTTCCGGCGTCAACTGTACATTTCCGGCGCCATCCGGCAGCACCCGGTTGACGCTCTGCACTGTGCCTCCACCGCTTCCGCCGCCGGTCGGTGTGCGCCAGCCCGTGTCATAGTCGCTGTCGGACAGCTTTGTCAGCGCCTGACCGGCCGTTCCGCCGGGTGGCACACCGACACCGGGCGGCCCCGGCGGCCCTTGCAGCAGGATACCGCCGAGGCGTACCGTCAGCGAGAACCGGCCGTTTGCCGGTACGACCGCGGGCATTTACAGCACCTCTTCGCTGATGGCGTCCGCGACCTTCGCTTTCAGTTCGTCGATCACGCCGAGCACCATGCCGCCCGGAAACTGCACACGCACGTCCACGCGGATTCTCTCGTTTTCGGGGAGCGTGAATGTTTCTTCCTGCGTCACGGGGACAACAAAGCACGAGATTTCGGGGCTATATGTGATTTGCCCGGGGTACAGTTTTCGGATGCCATCGCCGACGAACACCTCCACCTTTTCCACATCCGCATCGCTCAGTGTTTCACCGTTGAGCTGGATCTCCAGCGGAATGCCGTAAGCGTCACCCTGTTTGATTACAACTGCCATATCATCACCCCTCAGCAGAAGTACCAGCCGGAAAGCATGATACTGTCATTCGCGTTTGCCACCACGCCAGACGGAAAACGAATCGTCAGGTAACCGTCCGGTACCAACATCGCCGGAGCCGTCGTATACTCGGCATACCCCTGCGTCGACACGTACTGCACGCGCGCCGCGCAGCTCACCATCGCGAGCGGTGGTTTACTCAGGCCGGACAGCGTCAGCGATACGCCGTCCGTGATTTCGGCCGACGACAGACCACGCAGCTCCACCTGAAACAGCACCACGCCCAGCGCCCTCGCGTATACGAATTTGCAGCTCTGCACCGCCACTGCGCTTTCTGCGATGCCAGACGATGCCGTAACCGGAAGCGACTCAACAAGTGCTTTATCCCCGACCTTCTCGTTTGTCACAGCTCCGGCCGCGATCTTTTCCGTCGTAACTGCCCTGTCGGCCAGCGCGCTCGTCACAATCGCGCGTTCCCCGATATTTCTGCTTCCAATCGTGTAGTATGCGATCTTGTCCCCGGTCACGGCGTTGTCTACGATGTTGTGCCCTTCGACCGCGTCGTAGTCGATCTTGCCCCTCGTCACAGCCCCACTTGCGATCTTCGACTCCTCGACGGCCGCGTCTTTCAAGCGGTACGTATCTACAGCGCCCAGCTTGATTGCATTGGTGTCGACCGCGCCGTCTGCAATCTTTGCTGCTGTGACAGCACCGTCCGCGATGCCGCCCTGCGACACACCCGCGATCTGGCTCTGCACGTTCTCGATCGCATCCTGCACGTTATCAGCGTTGACGGCCGTTGTCGGTGCAAAGCCGATGTTCTTTGCGGCGGCGTTCTCGCCGAGCGCAGCGACCAGATCGTTGAGCGCCTTTTTCAGCAGGTTTCCTGCAAGGTCAAACTTTGCTTTCAGAGACGCGGCGGACAGGCCGCCAACGTCGTTCGGCTCGTCATCCAGTTTGGAGATGATGTTCATGTCTTCATTGCACGTCGGAAGTGCCATTTGTAACCCTCCTATCGCACATATCCTGTGAACCGCACGCGGATGTCGGCGCTCGTGACCGTTGCCGTCGTGTCCGCGTCATCGTTCGTCAGGATGAGCTTGTAGTATGTAAATTTCTTTGCTTTCAGTTTCAGCCGCGTCATATACGGGCGCTTGTTCGTGTTGAACGACCAGTGCGCAAAATTCGCGTGGTCAAACGCTGCGCTGTTGCGGAAAACCAGCTTCTTCGAGAAGTCCGCTTTTCGGTCTGTCATGACCGTCACGGTCATCGACCCGGCGTGCGTCGGCACGAGACCGACCCACAGCATGGCGGAGTATTTGCGCATGAAATCCGCGCCGAAGTGCATGTTGCCGCTCTCCCATCGTGCGTCGATCGCTTCGCCGCAGTCGCTTCGGAACGCATCCGAAATCTCGACGAGCACATTTTCACGTGCGCCGAGCATTCTCCCGTATACGCGGTAAAAGTGCTTGACAGGGAAGTTCGTGTACAGATACCAGACATTGAGACCGTAGTTGTGTACAATGGCCGTGTCACCATATACGCAGTACCATTCTTTTCGGTCGTTGTCGTCCCAGCAATACGCCTGACGTAGGTCAAAGCCTTGCAACGCTTTCCACACGCGGTCGGAAATGCGCTTTGCCTGCCGTTCGTCGATCGTCAGGTTACTGGAGTAGCTGCTGTTGTTTTTCCATGTGTAGACGCTCTCCCCAAACAGGGTGTATGGGCTGTTGTCCACAAGCCGCGCCTGACCGGGAGCAATGTTGCCGATGGCCTTGTTTACTTGCGTCCAGTAAAACGCGGGGAGGATTTTGCCTTCTGCGTTCGTCACCGTGCCGTACTGCACGGAATATGCGGAATCCTCTTTGAACGCCAGCAGCCTGGAATAGTGGCGGATCATCGCCGTGATCGGCGTGTTCTCGTCGCCAATGTCCAGCACATTCATGTCCGGGAAGTATTCGGCGGTCGGGTTGCCGTCGATGTCCAGCCCGGAGTACAGCGCCTTGTTGCTTCCGTCGCCGTAGAGAAATACACGGTTGTCAGTCGCGCCGTTGTAAAGCTCTGCAAACTTCATTGCCCTGACCGTGCCGGAATCATCAGATGCCACGGTGTATTCCACTTCATACACATCCGCACCGGCTGCAGGCGCGCTCGTGAATGTGATCTTGCCTTCTGCAAACGTATAGTCCGCACCGGCTGTCAGCGCTGCGCCTGTCGCCCTGTTTTTCACGCTGACAGACAGCGTTCCACTTTCCGGGCACACATACACCGTGGATTTTCCGTCCGTAGCAATGCGGTATTTTCGCTTGCTGGATAGCTTGTTGATCTGCTCCAGTTCCGTGCCGCTGCCGTCCGCGCCCACGCCCACAAGCACGGTTGGGACGTACCCGGTCACATCGGCGAGCGTATGGCCGTCAAACACCTTGTACTGCGTACCGTTGAGGATATAGAGCTTTTCCCGGAACCCGAAAAACTCCGTATGCGCGTCGGTGAGCGTGCCAAGCGTCGAGACCGCCGTGGTGGCTGGGAATCCGATTTTCCACAGCTTCCCGGCAGCGGCCGCTACCTGCACATATTCGCCGCCGACATAGCCGCACCACGTTCCCTGAATTTCTCCGGGGAACGTATGAACGGCTTTCATACCGGGGCGCTTTCGCAGCGCGCCGTCCTGCGTCACGCGCCAGTTGCGCATATCCGAAGCCTCACCGAGTTTCAGGCTTGTGTCGTCTGTTCCCGCCTGATTGACGCCGAGCCATTTCTGGATTCCGACGATCTTTTCGTTCATGCGCTTCACCAGCTCCCAAACTCGCCGTACTCGATGCCGCCGTACACATCCTCGACCGTGCCCATGCTGCACTGTGCGTTTGCCTTGTGCATCGCCACGATCTCGTTATAACGCCGCTTGAACCGGTCGGACGCCTCCGGGTTCTCGTCCGTCAGAAGAGCGGAAGCAAGGCCGTATGGCATCGCACCGAGCGCAAGCGTGTTGTCGATCTCCGAGACCGTGTCGTCGAATTCCTCAACAGGCCGCCAGCCGGAAGCGGTTTTCCCGGCCTTCTTTGTCTCTGAAAACGGGTACAGCTCCGCGATCATGGTGTTGATGATCGACACGGTGCGGTATTTGTATTCGTCCGTGTCCGTCGTCTGCGGTTTCCCGCTGTCACTCAGCTCGTCCATGATGGACATTGCCGCATCGAACACGTCGCTGACTTCTGCCATGAAATCACCTCGTTATCTGAAAATAGGCGGCGGGAAATCCCGCCGCCTTATCTGTTGCCTCAGGCGGTAGCCGTCATAATGCCGGAATCCAGCGCGCCGTTCTTGCTGGCGTAAGCCTTGACTTCCGTGCCCGCGGCAATGCCGTTCGGCTTCGAGCTGGCGCTGTAGGTCTGCGCCGTGGAGGAAGTCTTCGGGTTGCTGCCGTCGGTGGTGTACTTGATGGTCTCACCTTCACCGGCAGTCAGCGTCAGCGTGCCGCCGGAAACAGACATCGTCGGGGTCGTGCTGCCCGCAGTCGCGTGCACGCCGATGGCGTATGCCTTCTTGTCCAGCACGAAGCTGTCGAACATCACGCGGTACTCCGCCACATCGCCGTCGATGCCGAGCGGGTTCTTCTGGATGCGCATGGTCTGGTTCTTCACCGGGTCGACGCTCGCGCCCTTGCGGAAGATCACGAAGTTGACACCAGCGGGCAGATAGCTGTCCGGGATGGCGTACACGTCGTTGCCATCGAGCTTGCCCAGAGAGCCGTTTGCGACGGCGTCCTTGCCCAGCACGTCAATGCCGACGATGTAGTCCGACAGCTTGCACTTGGCGAACAGCGTGTGGCCGATGAAGATCGCGCGATTGTCGGTCGGCACGAGATGGTTGGACATCTCCGCGCCCATGTTGACAATGGCGTCGATCGCGGTCTTGCCGGTCAGCGCGGTCGCGTTGACGGTCACAACACCGGCGCCGCCGACCCACTTCTGCAGGCGGTACTTGTCGATGCTCGGGGTGACCTTGCCGTCCCACGTCGCCTTCATGCGCGCGTTGCACTGCTTGACGTTAAACTGTTCGGCAGCGTTGCCCGCGTCGATCGAGAACGTGCCGCCCTTGTCCTGCGTCATGCGCATGGTCTGAACGGTGTCACCCAGCTCTTTGATCGTGCCGAATCGGCTGGAGCCGCTGCGGGTGTAGTCGCCGAAGTCGCCCTCGTCGGAGCTGTACACATTGATCGCGTTCACGCCGACAAAGTCGTAATCCTTACCGGCGAATGCGTCGGTCACGCTCTTCTGGTGGAAACGCTCGTCGAGCTTGGTGCTGTATTTGTTCGCAACATTGATTGCCATTATGTAATTACCTCACTTAAAAATTCAGAATTTCAGGCGGAGGCAAGCCCTATGTTCACGTGGTCAGTTGCCGTCGTACCACAGCGCGTCAAACGCTTCGTCACTGCCGGTCTTCCCGGCGCTGCTCTGGCTGCCGGTGCTCCTCGCGGCGTTCGCCGCGTTCCGGTCGCGCGTTTCCTGTTCGGATTTCATGCGCGCGATCTCTGCCTCCAGCGCCTTGTTGCGTTCTCTTGCGTAGGCCGAAACCAGCGTTTCACCGCGGTTAAAGGCTTCCCACACGCCGTTCGGAATGGAGGCCGGGTCAACGTCGGGATAGGCTTTTGCAAATGCGTCAAAGCACTCGCCGCGCCACTTCTCGTTCGCTGCCTGCTGCTCCTGCTCCTGCTTCTGGGGCGCCAGTGCTGCCCGTTCCTGATCGAGCGCGCGGCGCTCTCTGTCGAGCTTTACACGCTCGAGCGCCATGCCGTCGTCGTCGATGCCGTATTTACTCTTGGTAACGGCAATGAGCATGTTTTCCACAAGCTCCTCGACGGTTGTGCCGCTCTGCTTTGCCAGCTCCTGCAGCGCGTTCTCGTGTTCCGTGAGCTGCGCCAGTTGCTGTTTCTGTTCGGACACCTGGGTTTCCAGCTGCGTGTTTTTCTCGGTCACGCGGTCGTAGTCCATGCCCTTCTGGGCGAGCGTTACGACCTCGTCCCGGTTCACATTCTTCGTCTCGCCGAGGTGCTTGAGCTCAAACAGTTGGCCGTCTGTCTGCGCCTGCTGCCCCTCGTTCTCGCCCGGCTGTGCGGCATCTGCATCCTGCCCGCCGTCGTTTTGTTCGATCTCCGGCGCGGCGTCGTTGCTCTGCGTCTCCGTATCCGGCGCGCCCTGCGCGTCGTCCTCGATGTCGGCAAAGCTATCCGCCGTGATGTCGCTCCAATCGTCTGCGTCCGCCGTAAAGGCGGTGTTCATGTCGTCTGCCATGTCAAAATCCCTTCTCCCGCTATGGTCGGCGGGTGCGGCGCTATGGTCGGCGCCACGTGTTGAAATTTATCCGGTAATGTATTTGCAAGGCGGATTGTCCGCCGAGCGTTCGTTATTCGGTCGTCCCGGTCTGCATGACCTTGCGCTGCAGGTCGCCGAAGCCGCCGCCGCCGCGAATGGGCGTCTTCTGGCCGAGATCGACCAGCGCGCCGGTCTCCGGCGTGCCGCCTGTGTTCTGCTCCTCCGGCTGCATCATCTGCTGCTGTGCCGCCTGCTTACGAGAGGCGATCAGCTCCTGCCGCTTCGGGATGTAGCCGTCCGGGATGCGCTCAAGGTATTCCTCGATCGTGATCTTGTCCTGCATCAGCAGGTTATCCAGTGTCTGCACCGACGCCATCTCCGACCAGTACGAGCTTGCGCCGACGTCCAGCTTCAGTGCCATCGGCATATCGTTCAGAATGCCGTAGTCGAACAGCACGGTTTCCAGCTCCTCCGGGTCTTTCCCGGCAAATGCGAGAATGTCCGCGCCCACGTCCGGCATAGACACCTGCACTTTGCGCTTCCCGTAGTACGCCGCCATGAAGTCAAGATAGATTCGCCCAAGATCCTCGATGGACTTGTAGAGGTTCTGCTTCGTGATCTCCGACGGGATGCTGGCTGCGCGCTGCAGGGCAATAATGGCCGACGTGTTGTCCGGCCGCGTCTCGCCAAGCGCTGCGCTCGTCGCGCCGAGAAACTGCCGCGTATAGTCCACGCTCGTCTGGATAAACTGCGCGATCTGCGGGCTGATCTGTGCCGGGTCGATGATCTTTGCCACGCCGGACACGTCGCCGCCGTTGACGCCGATCGCAGCGCCGACAGCGTTGTTCCACTTCGGGATGCGCGTCTTGTCGTATACCGTGCGCGGGAACGCGCTCGTCATCAGCGAGATCATGGACATTGCAAACAGCTTGTTTACAAAAATTTGGTTCGGGATCAGTCCGGTCACGAGCGCCTGCCCGTGATAGCTGTCTGGAATGTAGTCCCAGTTGATCCACGTCACCGGGTAGAGCCGCAGCCCCATGTCCCACGGCTCGCGCAGCATGACGCGCCCGGAGACTTCGCATGCCCACACCGTTCCGGTCTTGCGTTCCTTCCACATCCGCAGCAGCACCGTGCTGCGCTCTGAGCTGTTTTTGTAGCTGTCAGTGTTGTGGTTCTCGTTATCCGGCTGAATGTCTCCCCAGCGCGGATTTCCGGCCTCCTGCGCCGCTCTGCGCAGCTCTTTCGTCATTTCTCGCCGTTCAATGAGAATGTAGGGCTGCTTCTGCGGGTCACGGCACGCTGTGTTGCCGAAGCCGACGCGCATATTGTCCACGATCTCCGTGCGGATGCCGCCGCGCAGTCCGAATCCGGCGTCAACCGTGTCGTCCCAAAACGTAAACAGGCAGCTATCACCGTCCACAGCGGCGTTTCGCATATACTCGCGCACGCGGTTCGGCACGCGGTTGAATTCAAACAGCCGGTCAAATTCCTTGTTGACGATCTCCGCGACACGTTCCACGTCCTCCGGTGTGCGCTCGCACGCAAGCGGAGTGGCCTGCATTTTGATGTTGTCGGTCGTGATGTTCGCAACCGAAAACAAAACGACCTGTTTCAGGAAGTTGTATACCGGCGTCGGCAGGCCCTTCGCGTCCACGCCCTCCCATTGCTTGCCAATGAAGAAGTTCTCGTTGGCGCGCACCGTCTCGTCGAGGTTGACAGCGGTGTTGTAGCCGAGCATTTTCTGGTACTCTGCCTGTACCTGCTCCGGCGTGATCTTCTTGCCAAACTCGTCAGGCATCGTCGCTCACGTCCTTCTTTCCGGCCATCAGGTAGCTGTAGTTCATGAGGTTGGACACGCCGTTGGAGAAGTCCTGCGCCATCTGCAGCGCCTGCTCCACCTGTTCAGCATGGTCTTCGTCGAGCTTGTCCGCTCGCTCGCACAGTGCGGCCGCAGTCTCTTCCAGCGCCTCTACGCGCTTTTGCAGCTGCGACACGTCAAGCGACGTATCTGCCAGCATGTCCATCGTCGCGTCCTGAAATGCCCGCAGCTCGTCGTCCCAGCGCCGCAGGCTTACCATTGTCAGCACAAAGCACGCCGCGATCACCAGCAGGCCAATCAAACTGATAGTGTTCATGTCTTCCTCCTAATAGCTGATATATCCGGCAGACGGTGCGTCTCCGGTCATGAATTCCTCGTAGCCCTCCTGCGCGTCCTCGTCCTCGTAGATGATCTCTGACGGGTTCGCATCTCTTGCGTCCGCGCGCATTGTTCTCGATACGCAGTAGTAGCGCACGGAATCGACCGTGTGTGTAATCTCGTGCGGCTCTTTCGCACAGTCGTTCGGGTTGCGCTCGTCCGCCTGAATGTCCTCTAGGTCTCCGATCGTCCGTTCGCAGTTCTGGAAAAGCACGAGCCCCGGCTTTCCGTCCGGCATATTTGCGAGCGCTTCTTTCACTTGCAGGAAACCCTGCACGCGGTTGTTGCTCGCCCGCACGATGGGCACGCCGCACTGCATGAATACCTCTGCCATCGTCTTGCCGGTGTCCTTCTGGCGTGACCAGATATCCGGCGGGGCAAAGGTAATCTCGATGTGCTCGTCCGGCATTGTCATGTCGAGGATCTGCTTTGCTGCATCCTGTACGATCAGCCCAGGCTGCACCAGCTCGCGGTACATATACGATCGTCCGTTTTCGTCCACCGCGTACCAGCCGACGGCGAGCATATCCAGACCGTAGTCGAGTGCCCTGTATCGCTTCCAGTGCTTTGGGATCTGGAACGGCTTGCAGGTGTGCGTCGCCTTGCTGAACTCCGGGAAATATGTGCCGCACAGCGCGTCCCAGTCGCCGTAGCGGTGCGCCTTGCGGATGTTCTCCGGCAATTGAGATAGCGCCTGAAGATAGCCCGGAGAGGATTCAAGCAGGTCTTTGTTGTCCTCGACCGTTGCGAAAATGAAGCTGTAGTCGTCCGGGTTCTCGTTCTCCTCCGGATTGTCGGAGTCTGTCTTGAAATTTCGGTCGATAAACAGGCGCTTGACCCATCTGTGCCCGACGCCGCCGGGGTTGCACGTCAGGTAAAAGCGCTTCGGGATCTCGTTGACGCCGCGCAGGCAGCCGCCGAGAAAGCGGAATTCGCGCTCTGTAAACTGCGTTGCCTCGTCCATGAAGATCCAGTCATATTCCTGGCCTTGGTATTCGCTCTCGGACGTGATGCCGCTCCAGTGGCCGAAATGGATGGTCGAGCCGTTCTGAAAGTACAGCGTGTGCAGTGTGCCGTTGTAGCTTGTCAGCTCCTGCGGCACCATCTTCAGAATCGGTTCGATGTGGTTCGACTGCAGCTCCGGGTATGTCTTTCGCACGATGAGGATGCGGATGCCCGGCCATGTAAACGCGCCGCCTACTGCCTTGATGCGCACAGCGTGCGTCTTGCCGCCGCCTCGCGCGCCGCCGTAGGCTGTGTACATCGTTCGGCTCTGGTAGAACAGAAGCTGCTTCTCGTTCGCGTGCCCCGGATCCCATGTGAAATTTGTCTGCGTGCTTCGCTTCTGCTTCGGCATGGCATCCTCCGTAAATGCAGAAACGGAGCCAACTGCATTCCGCAGCCAGCTCCGTTCAGCTCTTATGCCCGGCCGTTTCCGGGCACGTCGTTATTCTGTTTCCCGAAAGGCGACCTTGCGCTTTACTTCCAGCACAAGCACGCCGTCTTTCGTTTGCTTTACCTCGGCAGTATTCCCGCGGCCGATAATGTCCAGAATCGCCCGGAGGAGATTTTCATTTTTCTGCATAGGGTACCTTCACATTGCAGCCCCGGCGTTTTTCCGCCACCCGTCAAGGTAAATGACAGGCGCGGCCTTGCTTGCCGGTTGATAGCCCATCCGCACACCGTAGCCGCCGCCGTAGTCCAGCGCCGCCGCGGTGTTAACAAACAATCGTTCAACCGGCTCCGCGCTCCTCGTAGAAGCGTTCGCCCGGAAGAAACAGTCCTTAAACACGGCAGGGGAGTGCGTGTGCCCGCAAACATAAACGTCTGCGTCAACAATCTGCGCATAGTCCGCAAGCCGGTTGATCTTGCCGCCAATCTTGCGCCCGCCACCGTTGCCGTGGTTGACGTAGATGGAATACGTCGTTTGCCGTCCCTCGCTCTTTCGCCGGGAGTTTTCACCGAGTGATACGAATACGAGCGCTGCGTCCGGAGCGTACCGGTCGCCCGCGCCCAGCTCGTTTGCGATCAGCCATGTAATGTCGATGCCGTCTGCACGATATGTCCGCTCTTCGTGGTTGCCGGGAACAGCGCACAGGATGCGGCCCTTGAGCGGGGCGAACGTCTTGTTTGCAAGCTGGATCTGCTCCATCGGGGACAACTGCGTGCTGTAGATATCTCCGATGCTGTTTCGCGTCGCATTGTCGATCAGGTCGCCCGCAAGAATTGCATAGGCGTTATCCTTTGCCGCAATGTCCGCCACGCGCTTTTGCACGCCGCGAATATCGCAGTTCGGGTCGGAAAGATGTACGTCCGCAATGACGTGCACTTCGATTTCGTTTTGCTGCTTCGGCAGCTCCACACGGATAACGTGCAAACGCTTCACCTCATTCGTTCAAGACCACCGCTGCGAGCGCTCTTGCACAGCGCCCCAGCAAAAAAACGAAATAATCTACCAGACACGGTTGTCGCGCGCATAGCTTATAAACCAATTCCGAGCAGCAGCTCAGCGCGCCCGCCTCCCGCTGCAGCAGGAAAGCGGCTTTCTGCCGGTTTTTCACGCTCCGGTCAATCCGGTCGTCTGGTCTTGGCGGCAGCCCCCGGACTTGCACCGGGCGCCCCTCTTGGAAAGCTGCCGTAGAAAGGGAAGCTGCGGCATCCTGACTTGCACAGGATTTCAGCGGAAAGGAGATGAAAGCGCTTAGGCCACTCGCCGCCGCAGCAGTGTTTACCGTCGCTTCCGACGCTTGATTCCCGGATAGTGCCGGGTTCACGGTTGCTCCGTACCGTAATAGGTTTTTGCAAGGGAATAACAGGTGCAGTTGGGAAATCACTGATACACCGTCAACGGAAAATTTGTTGCTTCGAGTGTGGAAGAGATTGAAAGTTTCTGCTCTCAAGAACAGCTTCCGATTGACGCGAGGTTGACCTTTTTCCGGTACGGAGGGGCATCGTTCACAAACGTGAACAGCAAGCACTCAGCCGCAGCGCGTATCCCGCGCCCGCATTCGGCTTGTTGGATTAAGCATGTTTACTTGAAAGCGCTGTCGCCGCCGATCCCGTCTGTCTTGATCGTCAGCTCCTGCGCGTGAACGTCGATTACAGGCTTGTCGATGTAACCGCCGTTTTTCGGCTGCTTGAGCAGGAAGATGATTCCGCCGCTGCCCTTCGGGTTTTCAGCCACCATACGCGCATAGACCGCTTCCCGGTATGCAACCAGCTTCTTGAGCTGCTCTCCATATCCGTCATATTCCCCGCCTTCGTTTGCCTGCCATCGCGCGAGTGTGCGCGGCGCAATGCCGAGATACTTCATCAGCGCATAGTCGTCCATGTACTGTTTCCCGTCCTCGCACTGCATGATGAACTCGTCGATCAGAACGCCAAGCTCTTCGGCAGTCTTGATTTTGCGCGGTCTTGCCATAGAATCACCCCATCACTTATAGTATAGCATCAAACGTCGTAAAAACTAAATGCACATCACCAGATAATGTATGGAATACCTTTGGAAAGACGTGAAAAACGCAGTGGGTTGAACTTGCGTTGAACGTGCGCTGAACTTGCGTTGAACATCTAGCGGGACGATGTTTGGCGGGAAGTCTCAAAAGGCTGTGTGTCGTAACGCATGGGCCGTCGCCTGAGAGCCGCCCCGTTTTTCCGGCACCCCGGGGGGAGGGGGGGGAGGGGTACACCCGGAAACGCTGAACGAAACAACGCCCATATACCAGCGCGCGCCGTGGATGATTGCCCGCGCGGCCAGGCACCTAATTGCCCTACTGCATGGCGCTGCATAGACAGCGCATGAGCTGCATAAACTACCAGCTTTACAGAACGGAAACACCATGGAAACTATGAGTTATTCGGCAAAATGTAGGTTATGCCGAATTTACAAATAGATAAACCCATTGAAAACACTACGTTCTTGCGAAACTGCATGAATATGCACAGCATACAGCACCGAAAACGGCCGTGAAAAGTGCATCAGTATGCACCAGATCACCGCCACAAAACCAGCCGGCACCGGACCCGACCGGGCCCGCAATTTTTTTATCCGATGCCACAACGCGCATTTTGTATGAGATAATGGGATCATACCATCATCATATCATCGCATCATTGCGCAGCATCACCGGCACACAGCCAGGACAACACCCGCGCAAAGAGGGGGGGGACTATAGGGGGGGTAATTTACATAGCTAAGTAATAACTAAGTAATAGCTATTACACAGCTATGTCATAGCTATTACATAACTATTCCATACCCCGCGAGACATTCAACGACCAAAGAAAAGGAAAGTATAGAGGGAGAGCGCACCCGCGCAAAAAATTTTTGCAAAAAGGGCTTGACATACTGCATCGAGCATGCTATCTTGTAAATGCAGCCGGGGAACGGCAGCGAAAGGAGATGATACACGCGGCAAGAAAGACAACCACAAGCACGGAAGTAAAACGCAGGTATAACGACCGCGTGTACTGCAAAGTGCAAGCGGAGCTGCCACGCGACACGGTAACGGCATTTAAGGCCAAGTGCAAAACCAAAGGCGTATCACAAGCGAGCGTTTTACTTGAAGCAATCGAAAACTTTTTAAGGGACTGAATGTCCCTTAAAAATATACATACCCAATCGAGTATGTCATACACGAAAGGAGAACAACCATGCAATACTTTACCAACATCCACACCCTCGACGAACTGAAAGCAGCCTACCGCCGTCTCGCCCTGAAATATCACCCCGACATGGGCGGCAGCACGGAAATCATGCAGGAGATCAACAACGAGCATGACGCGCTGTTTGAGCAGCTCAAGCGCCAGCACAACGCCAGCGCGGACGAGTACCACCAGACCACCGAAACCGCCGAAGAATTCCGCGATATCCTCGCCGTGTTGCTCGGCCTGCCGGGGCTGACTGTCGAGCTATGCGGCTCGTGGCTCTGGATCAGCGGCGAGACGCGGCAACACAAGGACGCGCTCAAGGCTGCCGGATGCCGCTGGAGCAGCAGCAAGAAAATGTGGTATTGGCGGCACCCGGAGGACGCGCGCGGCCATTACCGCGGAAAGCGAAGCATGAACGAGATCCGCAGCAAGTACGGCAGTCAGGTCTTTGACGCAGACGGCCGCGAGCGCACCGCATATAACCGGCTTGGGGCGACGGCGTAAGCCGTCCCAGGCCGCACTCCGTCCGCCGGTAAAAGTCCGGCGCTGATGAGCACGAGCGAAACGGAGGTTATTACAGTGAGTTATCACGATTTGTTGAAAACATACGGCAGTGAGCAGCTCGAAGCCGAACAGCGCGTATATATCTACGTGCAGCAGCCGAAGCGGTACAAAACGACGGAAGGCATCGCCCGAAAGGATGCCGACATTGCCCGCCAGATCGAGCGCATGGAGCGCCTAATCGACGATCTGCGCGACTATCGCGTAGCACTTGCGCAGCGGTATGCAGAGCTGGAGACGATGCCTTACACGCGCGTTTTAACGCTCAAGCGCGACCCGAGCTATAAGGGCCGCGTTACCTACTGGGTGACGATCACGCTTGAGCTTACAGACGGCACGAAAATTGACGAGCTGCGCGAGCAGTTCCCTGGGCAGGAGCGCGTGAAAGCCTTTGCCCGCTTCGCCGCCCTGCAAAAGCAATACCCCGGCATTGCATCCGTTAAGGATGTAGCCCGCCGAAGCTGGGAAAGGAAGTGAGCGCAGCACAACACATTCAGCCCCGACGGATACCCGCCGGGGCTTTGCCTATAACCGTAATTTGCTTTTGCAGTTTAAAGCACGCGGTTAGCATTTTAGTTAGCATTTTGTTAGCGAAATGCGTTTGCATTATGCGTAAAATAATCGTAAATCCGCGACGTTTTTCGCACCGCAAAGCTTTCTGAAAGCACCACAAAGCATTGATAAACAAAGAAAAACCAGCAATCTCAATGGATTGCTGGTTTTTTATGTTCTGGTGGAGATGGGGGGAGTTGAACCCCCGCGATATTGCTATAAAACCATTGAAAACACTAGATTTTATGAAACTAGTTAGCATTTTAGTTAGCATTTTGCGAATAGAACGCACGAATTGCATCTACCTGATTTGCTATATCCGCGTCCGCAAGGTGGGTGTAAATCTCGCGCGGGATGCGGTCCGTTTTCCATCCGCCGAGGCGCATGGTAATCAACATCGGTACGCCCAAATGGTAGCACAAAGACGCGAAGCTATGCCGCAATCCGTGCACGCCAACCAGCGGCAGACCGCGCGTCTCGCATACGCGGTTGACCTGCCGGTAGATCGTATTCGGCGCGACTGTTGCGACCGGCCCGGTATCATCCGCGTGCAGATCCACAAGCTCCTTCAGCCGCGGTATCATAATCGGCACGGTGCGCCGTGACGTTGCGTTCTTGTTTGTCTTCTTGCGCACCTTCTTGCCGTCCTTGTCGTACACCAGTGCCCCAGCTACGGTAATTTCTTGCCCGCGTAGCTGCGCCCAGTCCAGCGCGCATATCTCCGACCTGCGCAGGCCGTGCAGCGCAAGCAACGCAGGAATTTCGCCGTCAGCCCCGCGTATCGCGTCCACAAACACAGTGATCTGGTCGTATGTCAGATAGACGTGCTCTTTCTTCTGCCTGCCCGGAAGCGATACCTTTGGCCGGTCCTGCCCAGCTTCTTTGATCGCTGCCGCCGCAAGATTCCATGCGTTAAACAGCGTCTTCGCGGAAACCGTCTTCGCCTCTTCGTTTATCATTCTCTGGTACGGTATCTGCCGGATGTCGCGCCCCATGTATGCCTTAAATCGGTTATTCAGAATCACATAATACCCCCGAATCGTCTCCGGGGATTTCACGTTCTCTCGCACCTGTATGTACTGCTCGATCGCGCTGCGCAGCGTGACACACGCGCTTGCCGGTTGCGGCCTCTTCCCGTTGCGATAGTCCGCCTTGATCTTTTCAGCCTGCCTGATGCACTCCGTCCGCGTTGCCGCCGACACCGGCACGCTCTCTCCGCCGAGGCGCATCTGAATAAACCACGTCCCGCTTTTTAACTTGCGCGGCTCAGGTACTTTCATCTTGCGCCTCCTCAGTCCGGGCGATCCACGTCTACGCGGCCGTATTCGATGTCTTCGTACACTTGCAGTACCTCGTCATAATAGACACGCACTGCATTCACCGCCTCTTCCGCTTCTGCGCGCGTGTAAATGCCCTCACCGGCCAGATAGCTGTCAAGAACCTCCGTTGCGTACTCAATGTCCGTCTCTGTGCAGTTCATCAGATATGCCGCGTCCGCTTTATTTGCAGCGTCTACACCAGCACAAAACCCGTCCTCATAATTTCGCTCGTAAGCGTCCTCGCTGTACCATTTTTCCTGCCAGCACCCGCACAAAGTAAGCGAGAGCAGCACAGCGGCCAGCGCCGCAGCAATCCCGCGTTTCCGCATTTGCATATCCCCCTTTGCGTATCTCCGGCCGCGCGTGACAAAATATTTGTGCGGCCTTGTGTGCACCATACCACAATCGCGGATTATTTTCAAGAATCAAGAAATTTTGTTCCGCATCCGGTACATGATCCACACACGGCCGACGCTTTGTGGTATAGTGGAGGTGCCGATGGGAAACAAAGTCAGGCAATACAGGGAATACCACGGTGTCAGTCAGCAATGGCTTGCGCGCAAGGCAAAATGCGGCAGAACGACGATCTATGAAATCGAACGCGGGGGGCGTCTGCCGAATGTCGTCACGGCGATCCGCATCGCCAGGGCACTGAGAACGACCGTGGAAAAATTATGGGAGGATGAACTATGACAGACGAGGAATGGAGGATGTACTTACGGCGCGAGATCGAGCGGCTGCTGATCCTAGCGGACACGCGGACGATGGAGATGACGCTGGAATTTCTGCGCGCAGCGTAAAGAAAAACAAAAAAGC